GCTTCTTCTAGCTTTTTCTTAGGGATTTTTTCGCCCTCTTTAACGCCTAATTCTTTCTTTAATGCGCCTTTATGCTTAATAGCGCCAGCAATCCAGTTAGCCATATTAGCCTTTCATGTGCTTTTTCATTGACATTTCTACGGCATCTTTGTGCTGGGCTTCTTTTTTGCCCAATACCTTACCGTAGGCTTCTTCTAGCTTGGCTTTGCGCTTGCCTTTAGCGTTATCTCGTTCAACATTTAGGGCGATTGCCACAGCTTGTTTGCGTGGCTTTCCTGCGGCTTCTTCAGCTTTAATGTTTTTACCTACGCTTTTGGCGCTACCAGATTTGTCTAAAGGCATGATTATTTCTCCTGTTCAACGGATTTTAACACTTCGATAGCTTCTTGCACAGAATTTACCCGATACAAATGCCCACCTTTCCAGTTGGCAAATAGCTTAATTTGCAGGGGAGTTAGTTTCTTATCTGCGCCATCTTTGACTTCCATCAAAATAGTTTGGTCATCAAACAAAACTAGTAAATCTGGGATGCCACCACCTACGGTATGCAAAGAATAAACATCAGCACCATAATCTCGTAGCGCTTTTACAACATTCGCTTGATTTTTATCGGTTTTTTTGACAGCAAATGACATATAGATAGGTTAGTATTCAGTAACTTATTGATTATAAGGGGTAAACCTTGAAGATACTGTTGATTGACATTGAAACTTCACCCAATTTAGCCCATGTTTGGGGTATTTGGCAACAGAATGTGGGACTGTCCCAGTTATTAGAATCTTCATATACGATGTGTTACTCGGCTAAATGGCTAGGCGAGGAAGATGTTTACTTTGATTCAGTTCATCGAAACGATGCCAAAAAGATGTTAGAGGGCGTTCATGCCATGCTATGTGAAGCCGATGCGGTAGTGCATTACAATGGCTCAAAATTTGATATACCGACTCTAAATAAAGAGTTTTTGGTTCATAAAATGCCACCGCCTCCACCAATTAAACAAATTGACCTTTTGCGGACTGTTAAAAGCCAATTTAGATTCCCAAGCAATAAATTAGATTATGTGGCCCAACGCCTGGGATTAGGCAAAAAGAAAGACCATGAAGGTCATATTCTTTGGGTTAAATGTATGAATGGCGATAAAAAAGCCTGGAAAACAATGGAAGAATATAATATTCAGGATGTGATATTGCTTGAAAAGTTATATAACCGCCTTACGCCTTGGATTAAAACGCCTTTAAACAAGACAATCATGATGAAAGACAGGGATGGATTTGTTTGCCCTACCTGTTCAAAGCCTCATCTCGTCAGTAAAGGATTTCGTTATACTACGACAGGTGCTTACCAGCGTTACCAATGTAAGGCTTGTGGCGCACATTCAACCGATACTCGTACTGTAATACCTCACGCAAAACTCAAACATTTAGCATGAAACTAACGCCATCCATATTAAAAAATTTATACAGCGCATTGATGCTATGTGAACCGCTTAATAAGTGGAATTTGCCGTTGCCTGAAGAAATTAAATTTATTGTGGATTCTGACCCTGAAACTATGGGAACATATCTTTACGATGATGGCGGAGATTATGAACACATCATAACTATCTCTGATGCTCGATGTGGCTGGCTGACAACGGTTATTTCTACATTGTTACATGAGTGCATACACATGAGTCGTAGCGGAACAATTACCGATGCTTGGACTAAACATGATGCTACATTTAGGCGCAGAGCAGCTAAAATATCAGAGCTAGGTTTCGACCCACTAGAGCTTTAACCAACCTCTTTCAAATAGTTCGCCAATAGTTTTGCGGTGTGCTTCTTCCCATCTTTCAATACGGCTAGATTTGCTGAGTAGCGCCCCTTGGTCAATTTCCGCATGGCATTTGTAGCAGAGTGCCGATATTCGGTAATCATGCGCTTTAAGTCCTCTGCCTTTACCATCTCGAAGCTGATTTGAATGTGCTGCGACAACTGTTCCATCTTCTACTCCACAATGTTGGCAAGGTAATTGCCTGACAATTTCAAGCAGCTTTTTGTTTCGGTATATTGCCATCTGCCCACTCGTACCATTGGCGATAAAACGCCTTAAATTGTTCAAACCCTACACCAGCTAGAGCGCATTTTCCATCTATGCCAACAGTAAAATATTTATCAATCTGTGTTCCATCGTCTGTATTGCCGATGATGATTGTCACAATGAATCGTGGGTTTTCAGCTAATGCTTTGAGCAATATCTCTTGGCCTTTGCTTACTTTCTCATCTGGGCGCTTCCATTCCATGATTAAGAAATGACCATTACGCTCACAGATGCCATCTACATTACTTGGCACAAACAATGGATTGCTAGGTATGATGCCTTTAAAATCTGCATAGTCAGTATGCGTGGCAAACATATTTCGCATTAGTTTAGCCATGAGTTCCTAATTTGGTCATAGGTGTTGAACTCTAGCTTGATAGTTTCATCAGCTAATTCGTGGGCAATCTTGGTGGCTTTTTCAAAGTTCTTAACAAGCGTAGCGTTGTGATAAGCCTTGAGTAATTTAGCAATTTGAAGGTAGTTTTCTGAGTAATCTTGTTTCATCTTGTTATTCTTTCTAGGTTTCGGTTAGTCGCTTGTTCTGAACGCCAAGCCTCGAACTCCATTTGTGCTTGGGTGATTTCCAATTTTAATAGAGTTTTATTTGCTGTGGCTTCACCAATTTGCTCACAATATTCAGCATATTCAGCAGAACCATAAGCCTCTCGTTCTTGCGCCCCAAGTGATTGCTCACCCGACTTTTTCATCATAATGGCAATAATGGCTTTTTTCTTTGCTTCAAGACCAGCAGCCAATCCTTCAGCCTGGGCGTATTGTTTTTTTATGCGCTCAATCGTGTCATAAGCATTGTGTGGGTCAAATTCTTTCATTTAAGTGCCATCCATAAACCGACTTGTGCAAAAGAATATCCCAACCAAATCATAGCGTTTGGTATAGAACCCTTGCGTAATTGCAATATGCCTACCATCAAATACCCAAGACCTGTTGCTGCGATGATTGTTTTTTCCAACATCCGTATTCCCCTTTATTGCCTAATTGCCATTGTATGTAGAAATCTTGTAACAATATTTCAGATACTTTATGTTTTGATAAATATAATCTAAACTTAGCGAGACCCCAATCTGCTCGCCACTTACACAACTGCCTGACGGCTGATTGATGTAGAAATTCGCTGTCGTAATTGGGCGAAAGACTCTCCTGCATAAGGCGTTATTCCTAATTCTCTAGCCTTAGCAAGAGTCAATTCATCAGTCGAATACCAAGGCAAACTCGGTGGCTTTTTGGTTACTTCAAAATCTAGCTCATCCAAATACCGCATTTGGTTTAACCAAGTGGCTGGATAAGGAATGTAGTCTTTTTCCGTACCTTTTAGTTTCCAATATTTAAGATGGTTTGGCAACTGTGCCATTACTTCATCTTTCTCGGCTTGGTTTAACTTTTGCCAGGCTTTCATTGCTGCGCCTTTTGCGACTTTTTTAGGATATAACGACCAGAACTCGTCAAACATTACTGCATCACCCTTGGTGACATTGGTGTTGATGGGCTTGGCGGTGTTGTATATCCAGTATTGCCAATTACTGTAGTTGTAACGCCATTTGGAGTTGTGATAACCACTTGATTATTATACAAAGTTGCAGTTTGTGTAATAAAACCTTGTGGGTTTACGAACTGGGCTGTATTGCCTTGAATTTGCACCGTACCCATGTTGTAACCTTGTGGGCTAGTTAATGGATAAGTCTGAGCGTGTGAAGGTACTGCATATCCAACCATTGCTCCCAAAATGCCACCTAACAAACAAGCTAGTAAAAAGTCTTTCATTTAATTTCCCCTTAAATGGTTACTCGTTATTGAGTACTTGTAGTTTGCCCAATAGTCTTTAGTTAGTCACTAAGTATTTATACCTATGTTGCTTTAAAGCTACTCCCAAGCGGTTTAAGCGCACCTAGCCTACCTAGGTTTGCCTTCAAAGTTCTCCCATTGCGGAATCGCTCACCCGACAGTCTTGCGAGGCACAGGCACTATCTTCGCCACCTGTATTGCGCTATTTCAGCCTCTTACCCTTCTGGTAACGCTACTACCTTAGACCGCCACGATGTCGTTAGAGCCGCCAATCTAAGGGGATTTAATTCTACACTATTCTCTTTCTATAAAAGCGTTGTTTTTAAGCAACTCAGGCCATATAAGCCAAAAGTTCGTTGGGAATATGTCTTGCCTTGTAATTAGCCCATGCGACTCTTTTTCAAGAGTTGCCGCCAAAAATACGAACTGGGCATAAGGAATGTTGTTTTTTCGCCATTGGGACACAGCATTAGGGGTTACCCCACATAATTTGCCCACTTTTGTTGGCCCACCAAGTAAATCAATAATGGCAGAATCGGTCAGTTTTAATTTCATCTGTGCAATCTTACAGCGTATGTTGCTAATTTGCAAATACTTCTTGACAGACACTTGAATTAGCTTACAATGGCATTTATAGCAATTTCGCTATGTATTTAAGGGGAACTTAAATGGATGAAATGTACCAAGTAATGACCGAAATGGAAGAACGCTTAGAACAAGCTCTTACAGATATGGAGAGTGGCGTATTCCTTACCCAAGATGACATTGATGTGATTCGTGCAGCTTGTGGCAAACCTAACAATAAACGCAATGTATTATTACAAAGCGTATTCAATGACTTTGGCAACATTTTTGGAGGTTCAAATGCGTCAATCTGAATCTATCGCCAACTTAGCCAAAGCATTGTCAATCGTTCAGGGGAAATTAACTTATGCGACCAAAGATTCTGCAAATCCATTTTTCAAGAGCCGTTATGCTGACTTGGAATCTGTTTGGGATTCTTGTCGTAGCTTGCTTGCTGAGAATGGCTTGGCTGTTATGCAGTTTCCTGGCGAATATTTTGACGGAACAATGTCACTCACTACCGTTCTCAGTCATTCTTCTGGCGAATGGATTAGTAAAGAGATGTCTTTACCAGTAACCAAACCAGATGCGCAGGGCGCTGGTTCGGCATTGACCTATATGCGTAGATACGCTTTAGCAGCAGTTGTTGGCGTGGTTCAAGCCGATGATGATGGTAATGCAGCAAGCAGTCCACAAGTTAAACAACCAATCGTAAAAGCAAAGGATATTGAATAATGGCCTACGAAATGAAGGAAGGCAGCGCATCGCTGTTCAAAAACAATCGCAAGACCTCTGATAATCACCCAGATTACACAGGGTCAATCATGCTTCAAGGCAAAGAGCATTACCTAAATGCATGGATTAAGGAGTCTGCAAAAGTAGGCAAGTATTTCAGTATTTCGGTGGGCAAAGTCAAAGAGCCTATAGGCTTTAAAGCCAAAGGTGAAGATGAATTGCCTAAACATACGATTGATGACGATTTAACACCATTCTAAGGAGAAAGCCATGCTAAATCACATTAGAGATGTTATTGGCGATAAAGCCATTATTTCAACCCAGCCTTTTGGCGTAGATGAAGAACGACAGTTAATTGCCTTTGAAACACAAGACTTAACTGCTGTAATCAAAGATGTGATTCAAGTATGTGCTGACTGCTGTTTGGATGCTACCAGCCGTAACGCTATTTTAAATTTACTTGATTGAGGAAAACATGATTAACTTATCACTAGAAATCCAAGAAGTAGAAGCATTGTTAAAGCATATTGAACAATCTGCAAAGTCACTTATTGCTAAAATTCATGCTCAAGCTGCACCACAAGTGGCTGGATTAAACCAGCCTGTTGAACAACCAGAAGCATCTGCTGAATAATGAAAACTAAAGGGGAAAATTTATGTCTCAGCATTGGTACGATGCCAAAACTGGTGAACCTCGCTATACAACTATTGGTAAAAATGGAAAACCCAGAAACACCACCTTGCGTGACGCCAAGGCTAGTCCTGGAACTCTCGTGCCTTCGGTCAGCACGATACTCGGACAACTTTCAAAAGATGGATTAAATACTTGGTTTCAGACCGAGGCTATTAAAGCCGTTATTGAAAACCCACGCTTAGATGGGGAAGATGAAAAGGACTACATTGACCGTTGTTTAGACTTGTCTAAACGCAAGTCTAGAGAAGCTGCTGATAGAGGTACGATGATTCATGACTGGATTGAATCATTCTATAACCAAGAGTATTTGCCTGATTTGCCTATTTATGTACGCAATGTAGAAAGCATTATTAAACAGCATTTTGGCGAACAACTTTGGGTGGCCGAGCAAAGTTTAGTCAATCAGCAAGAAGGCTATGGGGGCAAGTGCGATTTATATGCCAAACCAAACCATGCCTTTAAAGGGGTCGTGATTGACTTTAAAACGACACAGAAAAGCCCTGGTGATTTAACACCCTACCTAGAGCATACCATTCAACTGGCAGCTTATAGAGAGGTTTTAGCCCCTGAAGCACGATGCGCTAATGTCTATATCAATGGCGATACCAATGAAGTGGCAATTTTCGAACATGATGAACAAGATTTGCGTGATGGCTTCCAAATGTTTGTCAATCTAGTTCAAATCTATAAATTGCGAAATAAGCTAAACTGACTACGAGGCGGCAGACTGGATTTCCCCTTTCCAGACCACACACATCACGGAGTGTTCTGCTGCCTCACCTTATCTATGACCGAAAGCGTAAAGAAGCGAGTAGGTCACCTTTTCTATAAAATACCTACTGGGGCGTTAAGCCGCCAATGTAGGATGCAGTAATTGGGTAATTTTGCGGCTTTCTGACCCATTGTTATCAACTGCCAAATACAGCCCTGTCTTTTTTTTGCAACTAAGGGTTTGTCATAGTGGCTTTTTCTTGCTAACCACAATAAATTACTATCAACAGGTCAAGCATACTTCAGTTCAACAAGCCGCAGGTGTACGACTAAGCAGTTTGACTTGTTTTTTAATAAGGGGAAATTATGAAAGACGGTTACTACATTAATACAGTCATTTTTGGCAACACAGAAATCGACTTATACGGTTACAACAACGAAATAGAATACGCATATATTGGCGACCACAATATTAGCGAAATGGTTAAAAGGCTTGATTTGTGGAAAACGATTGAAGATGAACTCTACGAACAAGTTTAAATGACATACAAAATTAACCATATGAGGCGCATATTAGATGAGGTAGCGCCTTGTGATAACTGTATTCATAAACAGCGTTGTGGAGACTATGAGATGGCTTGTCGGGTTTTTTCTACTTATGTCATCAATGGTGAATATAAAAAAGAAACGCCTCGCAATCCAACTTGCAGCCTTTATAACAAGATATTTAAAGAAACAGATGAAAGGGCTTTAAAGGATTTTTTAAGGTCTTTTGATGATACGCAAGAAGATTTGTTTGATTTGGTAGCCGATAAAACCTTGAGATAGGAGTTTGTATGGATGCGAAACGCAAAAAGATTGTCGAGTTTTCTGGGCCATTGTTTTATGTCTTTGGCTACAAATTAAACTCTAAACCTTGGCTAACTTATTGGGAACAATATGGACATTAAAGTAGAAATAGTCAAAGAAAATGACGATGGGTCAGCAGACGCATTGGTGCATTTCGACAAAGAAGGATTGGCAATATTGGTTCAAGAAGGAATCATTAGTATTTTGCGCCAATACATTGAACAAGAAAGAACAAAAAAATGAGAGATGGTGGAAAGGGCGATACACCACGCCCAGTTGATAAAGAAAAATTCAATAAAAATTGGGATGAAATTTTCAAAAAAGAAAAAGATAACAGCCTAACTTTTAATGTAGATGTTGAGAATCAAGAACCTACCGTAACGATTACTTATAAGGTGGATTTATGAACGCTAGAGATTTAGCAACAGAATTAGACCGAGCAATAGCTGACAACATGACGGATTTGGTCTGTGTTCAAGATGCCGCAGCCATGTTAAGAAAACAAGCTAATGAACTTGAATATATGCAAGAGCAGTTTGATAGGGCCATAGAGTTTTTAGCCAAATGCAACGGCTGGAGCAAGAACAAGTGAACGCAAATGAAATGGCTGACTTAATGATTTTGTTTGATAGTGGCAGGATTTATGAGCACTCAGAAGAAATAGCCACCATGCTACGCCAGCAACAAGCTGAA